CTATGTGCTAGAAGTCCGTCCTGCTAAACGCAGTTTAGATAGCAACAGGTACTACTGGGCGGTCTTGGGAGATATATCCGAGCAGATGGTTGTTGGTAAGGCTTACGAGCCAAGCATCTGGCACGAGTACTTGCGGGCCTTGTTTTTGCCTGAACGGATGATTGAGTTGCCAGACGGAAGCATAAAGATGTTAGAGCCTAGTACGAGCGAGTTAAACCAAGCCTTGTTCTCGGAGTATGTAGAGAAGGTGGTGAAGTGGGCTTTGGAACATGATGTAAGATTTAGTGAAAATACGAGGGGGCTTAAATGAGGATAGATTATTCGTTGTTTGGACTACGGGAACCTGACTTTTTGGAAACCCCGTTGAGCTGGGAAGAAGTCTTGGTTTGGCTGCGAATAAAAAACTAATTGATTTGTAATCAAAATGATTAGGTCAGCAAAACTTGAAGATTTGCCATATATTGTTTCATTGTCTAAAAAAGAAAACTTAAGTTTAGGTTTTATTCCAAAACCTGCTTATGAATCTTGCATAACAGGAATAAAAACAGGGAAAAGATGGTCTTTTGTTTGCAATGATAAATTATTTGTATGTGAAGAAAATAATCAGTTAGTTGGATTTGTTATGTTTTCTTATGGAAAAATTGCCAAGTGCAATCAAATAGCAATTCAACAAGACGCTCGATTGTTTGAAAGAGGGAAAGCACTTCTAAGCGCCGCAATTTCTCACGGGAATTTGAGAGGTATAGAAGATTTTGCTTGCGGATGTGCAAATGATTTACCGTCAAATATTTTTTGGAAAACAATGGGGTGGGTTCAAGTGGGAAGTAGAAAAGGTATAAGTCATACAAACACATGGAAAGAAACAAGCAAAAGAACTGTAAACATATATCGTTACCAAACAAATAGTTTATTTGTAAATAATTTTGGACTAATTCTGCCAAAAGAAAACCAAACAATTGCCATATAAAAATTACATCCGTGACCAAAGATGAAAAGAAGCATATGTCTGCGGTTGCAGAATTGGGATGCGCTATCTGTCGCCGATTGGGCCATGAGGGCACGCCTGCTGAGTTACACCATATTCGGAGTGGACAAGGGTGGGGTAGACCGAGTAATTATTTCGTCATCCCCGCGTGCCCTCGACATCATCGTGGAGATGAAGGAATCCACGGACTCGGAACCAAAGGCTTCCCAAAGCACTACGGATTTACCGAGGAAGAGTTATTAGAGGATGTATACCGTCTTTTGGGCAAACCTTTACCGGTAGGGAATAAATGAAAGCCATCGTAATAGCAACAACCCAAGGTAAGTGTCTTCCTGTCCTAGCCGCATCCGTGACCTTCTACGTCCCGCAGGATGTGACGGTATTCCTAGCGGGTAGCGACATTATCTTCCCGCGCCACAGGACTGTGAACCTGCCCAACGACGCTACTAACTTTGGCGATGCTTATAACGCCGTGGTCAAGCGAGCGTTCGAGGAGGTCGACGAGGTTGTTGTTTGTAATGACGATATTGTGTTCAACCCTACCACCTGGAAGCTGCTTGGCGAGGACGTTGCGTTTCTGCGAGACAAAAGCATCCCCCTCGGATGGCTGGCCGCTAGGTCTGATTATGCCAGAGGTTTGCAGAATATCCGGTTGGGTTCTGGACAGATGTCGTGGTTTCGTTTTGAAACCGAGAACAGTCTTATAAAGGCAGACGTTATCGCGCCTATCTGCGGCTATATCCACAAAGACGCGTGGATAGATTTTAAGAGTCTCAATTGGTATTCAGACGACCTGCAATGTTACGAGCAAATGGAGGCAGGACTGACCCATTGGATTAGCAGAGCTTACGTTTCCCACGTCGGCTCTCAAACGTGTGGATTTAATGCCAAAGAACTTATACAATCTGCAAAGCCGGTTATAAAACAGCATAGACCAGATCTGTACGAACTATGGTTCAAAGGACATGATTAGCGAAACCCGTCTTATTAGCGAAGACCGTCTTCGGAATTGGGCGTTTTTCTGTGCGTGGGGTCATGTGGGCCCTGAACACCGTACCCAATGCGCCAGCGCGGAGGGGAACTACGAGTCCGAGGATGTCTTTGAGGGCGAGGAGCCAAGGATAGAACCCGATATGTTAGACGGGCAGGAAGTAGAGAATGCGGTTAGGGTTTTACCCGATATAAGCCGCAGGGTTTTGAAGGCAAGGTATATCCAGTACCCGTACAACTTGAGCCACAATGTAGCCCAGAGATTACGGATGTCTACGCATAAATTAGAACTAGAACTATTGATAGCCAAGAGGAGGCTGCATGACAGACTTAACAGAAATCAGGCAGGGAACAGAGGAGTGGTTACAGGCGAGGCTGGGGTTCTGCACAGCCAGCAGGGTTAGCGATGCTTTAGCGGGCAAGGATACCGAGACCCGCAAGAACTACCTCTGGCAGCTTGTAGCGGAAAGACTTACCAAGACCCCACAGGCGGGTTTTGCGCCCAACGCGGCCATGCTTCGTGGAAATGAGCAAGAGCCCGTCGCACGCGCCGCCTACGAAGCCCATAGCGGGGTTTTCGTAGACCAAGTAGGTCTAGTGGTACACCCAACTATAAAATGGCTAGCAGCCTCTCCTGACGGCTTGGTGGGGGATGATGGTCTTGTAGAGATAAAGAACCCAAACACGGCCACGCACCTCCAGTACAGGAAGGCGGGCAAGGTTCCGACCAAATATAAGAATCAGATGATGCTTCAACTAGCCTGTACCCAAAGAAAATGGTGCGACTTTGTGAGTTTTGACTCCCGGCTGCCGACAAGCAAAGTGCTGTTCATCGTGCGGTTCGAGCCAGAGCAAAAGGAGATAGACGAGATGCTAGACAAGATTAAAGTGTTTTTAGGGGAAGTGGAGGCCGAGTGTGATGATTGACGACCTGGCGGTAGAGGCGGGATTGTTTCTCAAGGAGGGGGAGTTGTTGTTCAACTTCCACGAAGACTCTCGTACCCAGTTGCAGAGGTTCGCAGAAATCGTGCGCGAGGAGGAGAGGTTTCGGTGCGCGAGAATGGCCGAAGAATGGGGATTCAAGACGTTGGCTCAGGAGATGAGGGGTTGAGCCAGCAGGTGATGATAGAAGCCCTGTATCAGGAGATTGTGGGGGTTCTGGGCAAGTTTGACGAGGCACTCCCTCTAGCCTCTGTGGTAGGGGTTTTAGAGGTAATCAAGTTTCAGCTTTTGAATAATACGGAGGATGAAGAATGAGAGACGGACTTATAGCTGCACACTTCTACGCGCAGGACGCGGCGTTTTTCGTACTATGTATGCTTGGCGTTATTATCTTTGCGGGGTGGACAGAGTGGCGGCGTGGTTAATAGCCGGTATCGGTGTTGTATACCTTGTGGTGGCGGTGCAGTTGCTATTACAGGGTAAGGTGGGTCTGGGCGTGGCTTTCTTAGGTTATAGCCTTGGCAATGTGGGTCTTTATTTAGCAGCCAAATAGGAGAAGTAAATGGAATACGATAATACGAATAGCGGTGTGTTGTTTAAGAATGAGTCGGACAACGAGAAAGCTCCAGCCTACAAGGGCAAGTTAAACGTGGACGGGACTGAGTACCAACTAGCCGCGTGGATTAAGACGGGCAAGTCTGGGCAGAAGTTTATGAGCCTCAAGGTGGAACTGCCGAAACCCAAGGCAGAGCCTAAGCGTCAGGAATCGCTTGAGGAAGACATCCCATTCTGACACAGCAACAGCTAAAAGCCCTGTTTGATTACAGGCGCGGACGACTTGTGTGGAAGCCTCGGCCAATTGAGGCTTTCGCCAAGTATTCTGCCTACGTCATGTGGAACCGACGGTACGCGAACAGGGTAGCCGGTCACATAACCCCTCGCGGTTATCGCAAAATCGCTATATTCAAGAAGCCTTACTTTGCCCATAGGATTGTCTGGGCGTACCACTACGGCTACTGGCCGGAGCAGGTTGACCACATAAACTGCAAGTTTGCCGATAATAGAATAGGCAACCTCAGAGAGGCCACCCAGACCGAGAATAGGTGGAACTCCAAGCGCAGGGCAAAAACCAAGTCAAACGTGAAGGGTGTGTATAAGAGGGGAACAAGGCTTTACGAGGCGCACATAATGGCCAACGGAAAGAGGTACTATTTTGGAAGATTTGTTCGAAAATCTGACGCAGCCAGAGCCGTCACCACCGCAAGAAAAGCGTTGCATAAAACATTTGCTAGGGCTGGTTAACAAAGGAGCTTTTACCGCCACCAAAGAGGAGTTCTATCAAATTGTGATGTCGGAGCATGAGGCA